CTGTGTGACAGTATCATGAGTTTTTGATTTACGTTTCGCGATTTTTACAACACCAAAAGGCGTTTTAAAAATCTTGCTGCTTGCTCCTTCGTCGATTTCGTACTCTTCCATTGTTACCGTTCTAATAAGCAACCGCACATTTCAATTTTATACGCCTGTGCGCCTGCCAGATGCGTACTGTCTCATGTTTCGTTTATTTTGTGTCTGTGATTGTTGTTGTTGTGGCATGGTGACCTGGTACATGACTGTAGTACCATCTTCACTTTCTTCATCATGTATACCATACAGAGCACGTGCGTTTTTTATGTTTTGTGCAGAGCCCTTGGCTGCTTCAAGTTTGCGAACGCGACGAAGATGAATTAGTCTTCTTTCATAGACCCTGCGACCAACAAATCCAAGAATAACAATACCGATTGTACCCACAATACCTCCAACGATGGCAGCTGTATTTGCATTTGCGGCGGCGGTTGCTGCTGCAGCCACTGCGGCAAGATCAAGACTTGGCACAGGTGTTTGAGAAGGCGTTGGCGTAATACTTACAGTCGATGTAAATGACGGTGTTGTTGAAATGGTAGGTGTAGAAGATGAACTAAGACTCGGTGTTGTACTGGGTGTAGTAGAAACTGTCGGAGTATTGGAGGCTGTGGCACCCGTCGATAAAGAAGGGGTTGGTGTAGGTGTAACAGTCGACGAAGGAGTTGCCGTGCGACTTGGCGTGGGTGCCACTGCAATCGCGAAGGATACAGATGAACCTGTATAAGGAGTCGCGCCTATTCCAGGGCTTTGAACGCTAACTTGTGCAGTGTAGGTTGTGCCGCCGAATCCACCTGTGAATGTTCTGGGTAAGAGATAGTTTACAGTCATATTTCCCTGCGCAATAAGACCAGTTACAGCAGTTCCAACAGTTGTGCCGCCACCGCCTCCACCTCCGTTACTTCGTACACTGACCGAAGCAATACCTACCTGAGCTTCACCAATGCCGCGCCAGACAATCGTTAAGTTTCTGTCATCTGATGTAATGGATGCGCCAGTAGCTAAGCTGCGATTTCCATCATAGAGTAAAATGGTGCCGATCTTACTCTGAAGAATGGTGATATTGGGTGTCACACCATATACAGAGGGATTTGTTACAGTCGCCAACGCGATAGGTACATTCGTAGCCAAGGAGTTTGCGCTATCACTAAGGCGTACATTGAAGGTACCCGCAGTTGAATTCACACCTGAGCCAGTTGTGAGGGTTCGTGTACCACCTACACCAACATAGCTCAGGCGAAGCCATTCATCTGAACTGATGTCGCGTGTAGTCCAGTTTACTGTCAGACTCTGCCCGCTATAGAATGTGTATCCAGTCTGATCCCATTCAAGATTCGCAGGTGCTATTAACGAAAGGCTAGGAAATCCAGCATTTACGCACGTATCAGAATATCCAAATCCAGCATACAGGGTTCCACACGATCCACTTGTTTGATCAACAAGACACCATTTACTTGTTCCACCCGTCCAGTCCACTTTTGAAGAGCATCCAGCGGCAATGGATGCCGATGCATTCGGTGCCGTAACTGCAGTCTTTGTAACTACACAGTTACACCCAATATCACTTTGTACAGTGCCGACAACATATCCAATCATCAAATTAATCATCGTAAGTATTTTTACAGATAGCATTTCTTCTTATTCTACCAAGGTTTGATAGAATAAGAAGTTTCAAATTTTCTAGTCACTGCTTAAATTGTAAAAAGCAATCCACCAAATCCATCCACTACACGAAAGACATTGTGATTTGTGGCATATACGCGTCCCGTGCAGTTACCACGCGGAGGGCTGGTAGCTTGATTTAATGTTATTTGTAGGACAATATTATCAATACGACTTGCATTCAAAGAGCCACTCGGTTGCAAATCTTCGGGTTTGAAGGCAAAACTGTATGTGTAGATGAAGTTATCACTCGGTAGAACGGTGTGATGTTGCCACGCCTGAACAAGGCGAAAATATCCGGCATCTCTCTCTTTGAATCGATCCATACCATCGAGTTGTAGCAAAGCAGTTGATAACATATCAGTTCTTACACCGGTTTCAGTGATTGATAAGCTACTATAGTTAAACCATTCGTGATAACTATCCATTAGATCACGCTTTAATACCCAAATGAGTTCTCGGATTGGGTGATTAAACTCAAGGCGAAGGGGCACACTCGTTACATTTGCAGGTATGCCAAGTGCTGATGTATATTGTATCTGCTCGATGAGATATTCATGCGATGTGCTTACAAAACGACGCCGTTCTTCTACATCTAGATAAACATAATCACCCCATAGCATCATTGATGTTATTTTTGCGGGATTTACAGTCGTTGTCTCGCAGTTATTTACAAGTTCACCGCTGTAAAAGAGTTGTTGTAATGGTCTTAGTGTAATATTAATACGAACGGGATGATATTGGAGTGCCAGAAGTGGTAAGTATAAACCAGGATTTTTATTGAACCAGAACTGAAGGGGGATATAGAGTTTGAGAGGACCGGGTAGTGTTCCTGTGGGCGGAACATATCCGTCCACTTTTCCGATCATATCATAGAATCCCGCCTTTTTCTCAGAAGTTGTCGTAAGATTTGACCAAATTTCCATCCATTCACCAGTCTGTTTATCGATTTCCTGTTCACCAACTTCAATACTGATTTCCTGTATAAGTGCATGACCGATCGAGTTTACATAGGATGTCGGTAAACCAGTCGATGAAAGGTAAATAGCAGGTAGGGTTACTTCAAGAAAAACGGGACCAAGTAAATCTCCACGACGAGGTATAAGGCATGAGAGCCGTTTACCAAAATCGGCATCGCCGTCGAAATACATAGGTTGACTTTCTACAGCGAAGTTTGTATAGCGCCGATAGACCATTTTAAACCACGTGATTTGAGGATTTCCACTGAGAAATACATCTTGTTTTCCCATTGCGATAAGTTGTAATAAGCCACCTCCGCCTGTCATACTACCAGAGGAAAAGATATATGATTGCGCTTGATACGCATAAAAAATAAAAAACTAAAAGAAGAGCATATAGGAGATGGATCCTTATATACAAAATAATCGTTCATATGATACAGATCTTTTGATTTTAAGAAGTCTTTTTGCATTGAATCCAGATACAAATCTTCCAATATCAACTAATTTCGTTATGACTACGGACGGTGCCGGCGGCATTAACTGGGTAGATCCTATACTTTTTGGTGGTATTTCACTACCAAATCTTGTAAGTACAGTTGCTGGATTAGGATCTATTAAATATGTATCAACGTCGTATTTAAATGCAGCACTTACAAGTTCGCTAAAAGGTCTAGGAACAATCAACTATGTATCAACATCGTATTTGAATGCAACACTTACAAGTTCATTGGAAGGTCTAGGAACACTCAACTATGTGTCAACATCCTATTTGAATAAAGTTGTTACAGATACAGTGAATGATCTTGGATCAGTGGGGTATGTATCTGCACAGACACTTGCAGTAACTACAAATATTGCAAATGCAGCATATACATCGTCAATATATATACTTAATCCCTCACGTTATGTGAGCACAGGAGCGCTTACAAGTACAGTTAAAGGTATATTAGATAGTGCTGATTTTTCATTACAAATTGGTGAGTTTGATGCCGGTTTAACAAGTACATCGAAAGGTCTAGGTACGCTAGGATATATTTCAACTGCCGCATTTCGTTCCTCCTTGACGAGCACCGTTCAAGGTCTAGGTTCTGCTGGCTATATTTCAACAGCTACACTTCGTTCATCCTTGACAAGCACAGTTCAAGGTCTAGGATCTGCTGGTTATGTTTCAACTTCTTATATGGCAAACTATGTTGCAGGTGCTGTGGCGAACGCGGGTACATCAGGCAACTTTGTGTCGGTTCCAACCTTGAATCTTGCTCTAAATACAACGACAGCCGGTTTAGGAACTGTAGGATATGTTTCCACATCATATCTTGTACAGTATGTTACAAATGCTTTGAATAATGTAGGAACATCAGGTAACTATGTATCAACGCCCACATTAGATCTTGCTTTTACAAGTACAACATCCTATATATTTGATTTGGTACGTTATATAAGTACAGGAGCCCTTACAAGTACAACAGCAGGAATCCTTGCAACTACAACGAGCGGCATTGCAGTGGGCACATTAAATACTGCATTAGCATCAACAGTTGCCGGTCTGGGTTCAGGCGGCGATAATGGGTATATATCTTCACTTACATTTAATACAGCATTAACGTCAACAGTTGCCGGTCTGGGTTCAGGTGGCGATAATGGATATGTATCTTCACTCACATTTAAGAGAGCACTCACATCAACAGTTGCCGGTCTGGGTTCAGGTGGTGATAATGGATATATATCAAGTCTTTCACTTCAAAGTACAACGCAAACACTTACAAGTATGATTATGGGTGGCACAACAGTAACAGTAGATAGAGCAGGAAACTTAGTTATACTGGGTGGTACAATAAATGTTGGAAGTATGACAGGTAGTAT